GTAGCAAATAGAAAGAGACAGCATCTCTTTTTCTTCTAAATTTAATATATTCTTGATCGATGTGGACATTGAATGGTCCACCATATTTTGTTATCAACTTGTCTGGATCATAGTTTAGATGAAACCAAACTTCATCTGGTATAGCAATTCGAGTGCCACAGAACATCGGCCACCATAGGAGAGGATTTTTACCATAGGTTGAAAATACTATCAGTAGTAGTCCTCCAGGAATTATGAACAATGGTTCTAACCACCATGGCAACATATCCAACGTCATCCAGTCTAAAAAGTGTACAATGGCCCAAAATACTCCCACAATCACAGCCAGGATTATGTACAATGTACTGTCATTGAGATCTTCCGGATCATGATAATACAGCGTTCTATAGCGTTTACGACTCATAATATACATTTATATATTATAGTATTCGTTTAGTTACAAATATCCAAAATTAAATACCAATAGACACATAGAAATTTTGTGTTATAATTAAGTTAAATAACAATATGAAAAAAAGAACTCGTAGTATTTTAGAAGAATTAAGCACAGTTCGTTTCAATGATACACCCGAACACTTTGTGGAAAGCAGAGCATCTCATATCATAGACTCTGCAATCAATCTCATCTATTATATACGTGAAAATTTTGACGCAGAAACTGCTTTTCATTTAGAAAAGAGATTTAACTCTTCAATTAAAAATTTAGACCCAAATAAATTTACTAGAGGTGTTGGTAAAATTAAAGAACTTAAAGAAGTTAAAAAAACTCTATCTCTTAAAGAAGGTGAGTTGCAAGACGAGGACGATTAATGTTAATAGAAGAAGTCCTTCGCGAGTATAAAAGAACTCATTTAGAACACATAGAAGACATTATATTAACTGCTGGGCATCCAGGAGGTGAGGCAGTGGTTGGCTATTTCACAGATATCTACAATATGTTGAAAGGCTCTTCAGCAAACTCACTGCAAGTATCTGTAAAATGGGATGGTGCTCCTGCGATTGTATGCGGAGTTAACCCAGACAATGGCAAGTTCTTTGTGGGTACTAAATCAGTTTTTGCTCAATCGGCTAAAATCAATTATACCAAACAAGATATTGCTCGTAACCATGGCACAGATGATCTAGGACAAAAGTTATTAAAATGTCTAGTACATCTACCTAAGTTGAATATACAAGGAGTGGTGCAGGGAGATATGATGTTCACTGATAACGATTTAGAAACCAAAGATATCAATGGTGCATCGTTTGTAACTTTCAAACCCAACGAAATTGTGTACGCAGTGCCTGAAGCGTCAGACATAGGCAAACAGATTCTAACTGCTAAAATGGGCATAATATTTCATACTACCTACGTGGGAGAACGATTAGCAGATATGAATGCTCAAGCAGGTGTTGATGTAACAGATTTTGCACGTACTCCAGATGTGTGGTTTGACAATGCTTCATATAAAAATGTATCAGGTTCTGCTACTTTTACAAAAGGAGAGTCTGACAAGTTTGCGGAAGGCATCAATATATTGAAATCTTTACTGACCAAGGTGCCACAGAACCTATCGGCGATGCTGGGCACCAACAAGGATTTCATACCGATGTTTCAAATGTACATAAATTCAGAAGTTAAACAGGGTAGAATACCCACAGATGTAAACAATTTCTTAAAAGGTTTTCAACAGTTCTATCTAGACAGAATGAATCAGCAGATGGCAGGACTGAAAGCACAAAAAGCCATAGCTCTACGACAGCAGAAGATGAAAGAGATGCCTAAGTTTTTGGCCACAATGAGCAATCCTCTACGAGCGATGTTGGCATTCTATAAACAGACTCAAGCATTAAAAATGTCAGCACTACAAAAAATGAATCAAGCAATGCAGGTGGGCACATTCGCTCAGACCGATGCAGGTTTAGAAGTCACAGACCCAGAAGGTTTTGTGGCAGTGGGCACAGATGGTGGTGCTGTTAAGTTAGTGGATAGACTGACGTTCTCTCGTAGAAATCTATCTGCTATTAATAAATTTCAAAAGCAAGTTTAACATCTCGAGTTATTACTTCTGACAGTTTATTCTTATCAAAAAATAATTTTCTATTGTGTTCTCTAATTTTATGAGTATTTTGATACAGTTCTTTACTGTCTATATTTTTTATCTTTGAACACAATCTAACAATGTCGTCGGCTCGTTGTGTCTTATGTTCCACGTCATCATATGATTCGTCCCATTCGCAGTCAAAAGTTTTAAAGCCTAGTGTTCTTATGTTTTTTAAAAAATGCTGATATCCAAACACCACAAAAGGTTGTTCACAAATGATAGGTTTCCATAACTTCTCTGTAATAAAATGTCTGTTGTTCTTTTGCTCTACAACTGTTTCACTGATTAAACTAACTTTGGTGTGTTCATATGGCAAAAAATACACAAGTTGATCCATACCTATGTATGGGTAATCATTTTTAACTTCTGGTAATTCATACTGTTCGGGCAATTTTATTCTTGTAGTCTTGTCCCACCAAGTGTACAAACTGTTATCTAAAATATCTGTTTGTTTCAGTTGATCATAGAGATATTTCCTCAATGGCCTGACTTTTTTGTTAAGATATAAGAAATTATAAGGTTTATGAGAATGATTCCATACGTATGTCTGTTTTTGGTACATATTAAACATATAGTACCAAAAATAACTATTCCCGCCGGTTAATTGATAAAACTCATTTAACTCGCACTTTTCTGTTAAAAAATCTTTCCACTTCATGTTAGAACTTAGATACTGATCGTAATCTTCCCAAAGATTAACCAGTACAATCTTAAAACCCATGGCAACAGTTTTTCTTATTCTACGGGCCAGCTCGTTTTGATAGTCTGAACCCACGTTATGAAACCTACTAAATTTAAGATCGACGAGCATATATTTTAAGTGATACTCGTTCATCTTTAACGTTTCGTATTCAAAATAATGATTAGATAAAGTAAGTGAATAGTCTTTATCACTAAAGTTTTCTAAATATGTTCTCACATCCGGAATATTGCCTGTACTCATAGCATCTAAAATAACGTATATCTTTTTCATATGTGTATTTAAAAGGATAATTAACAGTATGAATCAAACCATCAGCAGAGATTTTTGGGTGTGTCATTACCATCACAACGCTCCCACGTTCGTAGAAAACGCGGACGACGGCCGCCAATCCGAGTTGAGAGCAGAGGCATACAAACACATCACGTCTTGGAGGGGGGGTGTGGACGCCGGAGCCAACGTGGGTATGTGGACTCGATTCATGATGCTAGATTTCCAAAGGGTGTATGCTTTTGAACCCAATCCAGTATTTGTCGAATGTTTCAAAAAGAACATAGATCTATCCCAAAATGTGGAACTGCACGAGTTTGGATTGTCCAATACAGAACACACAGCCACACACGATTTTAACAACACGATGCTGAGCAAAGATCCAGGCAATGTGCGTTGTCGCACTCTAGACAGTTTCAATCTACAGGAAATCGATTTTATCAAGATCGATGTGGATGGGTTCGAAGACGTGTTGATGGAGGGTGCTGTGGACACTATTAGGCGCAACACTCCGGTGATCAATATAGAAATGAAACGTGCCAAAAGACTACCAATATGTCGCAGAGCCGAAGAAATCCTAAAAGATTTGGGATATTCTATTAAAAAACGCACTAGAAGTGACGAAGTTTGGCTAAAATCATAATATTACAATAAAATTTACCATTATTGGTAATAAATAATTGCAACGTGTCACCGGAGCGGTGACTCGCCATTAACGAAGAGAAAAAAAGGAGAAAAAAAATGGCATCATTAACTAACAATGCAAAAGCAAAAGCAGGTACAGGTGTAGCTGGACGTACTAGAATCATCAACCTTGCAAAAACTAACATGACGCAATCTGAATTAGATGCGGCATTATTATACCTACAAGCAGGTGACGTGTCAGGAACTAACGACGCACACACAGTGGCAGGTGTTAGCGTACTGACAGAATCAGGTGTTTTCACATCAGGAACAACTGACGCAGTACAAGTTGCAATACAAGGCACAGGCGTAGCAACAATGGCTAGTGACTTTGGTATTGGTTCAACTGGTATCACAGCGACACTAATTGCAGACTTCGTGCAATAATTGTTGATTTAATACCGATAGAAAGGGCGACATTTTTTGTTCGCCCTTTCATCTTTTGTAAATACTCAAAAACAATATGCACACTTACTCCATAACCACCATGGTGGACATCACTGAAAACGGTCTGCTGAGAGACAAGTTTCCTTTTACCACAAAGAGTGGAGAGTTGGTTCATGACACACACAGTTTATCCATTGCTAGAAATCAACAGACTAATTTTACCACACTGATCCAACTGCTCCAATTGAGGAGTAACATCATTTGGGAACAGCCTCCACAACGTGAAGAGATCATAGTGGATCAATCACAGTTTGGCAGAGTGTATGAAGGCAAACAAACTGTGTGGCATTTCCGTTGGCAGGTAGAGCAGGCTGACCTGTATCTCCACGATGATGAAGCAGTGGGCAGATTACAGGAAGATTTCGATCTGGTACCTGTGATTAACTTCTGTAAAGAATCTGCCACGTTTCCGGTAAATGCTTTTGTATGTTATGACTATAAAACACGCAATATCTTGTTCAATTATTTAGGCAGTGAATAAACACCAACATATTTGTTATATAATATGATAATAAATACTACTGATTACGGCAACAACACTTTAGGCAAACAAGGCACAAAAGATCATGGCTTCTTTTCAGGCTCGAATAACACTGCTACGATTACAGATAGCAGAAATAAAACAAGAGTTAAAAATTATAATGAGTGATTTAGAAAAAACCAATTTAGAAGCACACGTGGACCTTTGCGCCGAAAGGTATAAAGGCCTACACGATCGTCTATCGGCAATTGAATACAATCTAAAGAGACTCAGTGAAGATATGCTACAAGGTCAAAAGAGTCACGGTAAAACTCTCATAATGACTGCGGGCACAGTGGTAGCAGGACTACTTTCCACTATGGTAGTTGTCCTAATGAAAATTAATTAAAATTTAAAATAATGTTTGCTTATATCTCTCGCTACGTGCGAGTTTACTTAGATGAGAAACAATGTCAATTTTTGAGTAATTATCGTGAGCAATCATCATTCCTACAATCTTCTTTGACTCCAGAAGAATTACCAATTGCCAAAATACTAGCAGACAAGTGTGTGTTGGTTCGTAAAAAACTTGACAATGATACTCAATATGCTTTAAATAAGAGCATACGTTTTGTTAAAAAATAATATGACTAAAAACATAGAACTGCTCAAGCAGGTCAAGGCCTATGGTCTAGCCAGCAAATTAAAAATCCTTGCTCAACAAGACGAGAAACAAAGACCGTTTCGTCATCTACCTAAACAGTTCTCTAAAGGCATTTTGATTGGCAATATTGCTATTGTGCCTAGAAGGGTAGACGAAACTCGTTTCGCCTATGTGATAGCAGATATGATCGAAGCCAAAATATTGTATGAAGATGTGTGCCTCAAACAGAGTGCTATTTTGATTGCTCATTATCTAGCAGACAATAAGACAGTGCCCGATAACATTATAAGTTTAGACACACAGTTTGCCAGTAAATTATTTGAAATAAGACAATATAAACTTCAGTGGAAACGTTACGAAAAAGAAGATAACGATGGAATGAGTTTCATATATGAAAACAAATACGTAGAAACTGGTCGAAGAGCAGACGAAATTAAACAGCAGATACAAGAAGCATTTGATTCAAAGTTTAGAGTCATTCCAAAATAAATATCAACATATGTTGAGAGAAGAATGTGATAAAATCTTTAATGGAAAGTGTGGATGTTTAGGAGGCAAAGAGAACCAGCCCAATTCAAACGAAGCACACTGGTGTTCTACACAAACAAGCGAAGCAAAAGTTATAGATACATATCATTTACCACCCGGAACTAATATGTTTTACATGGCTAACCATGACATAAATTTTCAATCTAGGGGATTTATGGATCAAATAAAAAATGGTAAAAAGTGTATTTTAACGTTTAATGTACAACCACAAGAAGATGGCTCAAAAATTATGGTAGTTGATATGACTTGGCCTTTAGAATCTGATTTTTTACCTAGTTGGATTTGGATGATTGAATCTGGCTATAACAAACAGAGAGATGAGTATCATAAGGCACATAATATCAAATTTAGCAAACAAGTTATTACAAAAACTGCTAATTTTACACTATCAACAGGTCCTTATACAACAAACACAACATATCTACCTTATCACGTAGAAATAATAAATAACTAGTATTAACTATTTTAATAAATAGTGTTAAATAAACGGAGTATAAAATGGCTATTAGAACTAGAATGACCGAAACTGTTAAATTGCCGGTAGGCCTTGCCAGGTATCAAGACACTCAGCCAGCAATACTATCTAAATTTGCAGAACTTAGAGGACAAGGAAAAGCAACAATTACAAAAAACGAAGTAGATCATGGAGACGGATATAGAACAATTACAACTATAGTTATATGGTTAGATGATGTTGCTAGAGTAGAATTTGTTGATTATGTTACAAATAATTTCACTGCTTTAAAAGCTGAGTACTATGCAAGAGCAAACGATCAAAATATAGTTCAAGACACAGTATATGATACTGTGGAAGTTGCAGACTAGGAGAATATAAAAAATGACAAAATATGTATACACACAGGTAATGGATGTTCCTAAAAATGTTAAAAGATGGTATCACGTAAAACATCAAGAATTAAAACAAGCAGGAGATGCACAAGGTCTTAATGGCAGGATGGCTACCTTAGTTACAAATAAAGGTGCTACAATGAATATTGATGTAGCAGATTTAGAAAATGGCAAAATAAGAGCTACTGTTAGACTTGTGTTTAACAGTGAAGCAGATCGTAATGCCTACGAAGCATTTGTAAATGAGTTCGAAGCTGAAAGATCAGCATATGAAACTGCAAATAGTATCACACATACAAAAACAAAAACCGAAGAAGCTGAATAATCATAATGAAAGCACAGGATTTAACCAAACGAGTATCTACCGAAGGATTGCTTACGCAATTTGAAAGTCGTTTCAATCAAACATTAAATCTTGAAGGCTTAGATAAACTTTCTCTAGAAAACATGGCCAATATGGTCAGAACCAAAATCCACGAGATAACGTCTAATCAACACTTTGGACAAGAGTTAAAAGATGACAACTATCAAAAACATCAGATGATGTTGGACATACTAAATCAAGCAGTGAAAGAAGCCAGCCAAGGCATCAACACTCAGGTCACTCCACAACAACAAAACATCGCTAAAAAAATTCAACAAACACCGGGACTTAAACCACAAGACAAGGACGCCATTATAGGCGCCATGGTTTCCAAGGAAGACGCAGTGAACGAATTTGACACCGCAGAAAAAAAAGCCCAGCGTGATGAATTGATGAAACACTATCTGGCCAAGGGTGGCACGATCGAGAAATTAAAACCAGGCATAGCCAAGGGAGCATCTCACATTGATGCCAGAGGATCCATTAAGAAAAAAGAATTTCCAGGAGTTAAGTTCGAAGGCATCGAACAGCAGTCAGAATTAATACTTGCCGCAAAAGACATGATGGATAAGGTAACAGGTTACCTTGAAGATCTTGCTTCAATGAAGACGGAAGGTATGTTAGAGTTAGCAGACAGAATCAGAGATGAAATGGGTGCCGACAAAGCAAACGCTTTCACAGCAAAAATTCAACCTGCTATCGAATCAGCAGAAGCCACACTTACTCAAACAAGAACAGATTTAGAAAGTGGTGTGAGAATACTAACTGGTGAAGAAGAACCAGTTGCCACTGTTGGACAAGAAGAACCAGCATTAGACACAACAGACGATTTAGAAACATTAGATACTGGATCAGAAGAAGACGAGTTTGGTGCTACAGATGCCAACGCAGGCGGAACAGAACCCGAAGGCAGAGAACAAAGAGAATCCAGAGAAGTATTTGAAACAACTAATAGAGTTTTTTCAAAGTTAGCGTCTAAACCAAAAGGGAAGTAATCCCAATGCGTTTTAGCGAATTCCTCAACAGTAAAGATACTGAATTAGAATCAGTCATTGTCAATACACTAAAAAATATTATAGGTGATGCCGACGACACTAATCAAACAGCAGAGATTAGTTTTGATGCTCTCGAACAGATAATTCAAAACACAGGCTATCCCACATTTAACTACAATCTTTTTAAATCTTTATACGATAAAGGCGACGTACTTAAGAGTGTGGTGAACGATTTTAATCAAGAGAGAATTGTTCTTAAGACTGAAAAAGAAGCACAGAAAGATCCCGCAATGAACAAAGACGATGTAGGATCTACAGATGTTGTTAAAAAAATGGCACAATCAGCCTTGAAAAAACGTATCTAATACTGTATAATTTTATTAGTGAAAATATCTAAAGACATATTACAAGATAAAAATATTACATTTGTTAAACGATATCCGTATGATCAAATCAAAAGAGTAACCACAGAAGGTCGACGACACTATGCTACACCAGACGGTCGCCAAGTACCATCTGTGACTACTATACTTTCTGCCACTAAAGATATGACACATCTTAATGCTTGGAAGAAAAGAATAGGCGAAGCAGAAGCACAAAGAATTGCTACAGAATCAGCCAACATCGGCACAGTGATGCATCGCAGTCTTGAGAAGCACGTTTTAGGACAAGACCGCACACCTGGCAGTAACCTCATACAACAGAAAGCACACACAATGGCCAACGTGATCATTGAACACGGTTTAAAAGATATATCAGAGGTATGGGGATCAGAGATTAATCTATATTATCCAGAACTGTATGCGGGCACCACAGACCTTGTGGGAGTGTGCCACGGTGCACCAGCCATAATGGATTTTAAACAGGCACGGAAACTCAAAAAGAAAGAATGGGTGGAAGACTATTTCTTGCAGTTGGTGGCCTACGCAGAGGCACACAACAAGTTGTTTGACACAGACATACGCACGGGTCGTATCTTTATATGCACACAGAAAAACGAATATCAAACCTTTGAAATAGATGATTATGACAAATGGTCGGACAAGTGGTATCGCAGAGTAGAGCAATATTACAAGAGCGTTCTTTAGTATAAATACTGTAAATTTTAAGGAGTAAATTACAGTGCCGATTGTGCAAATTAGCAGAATTCAACACAGAAGAGGTCTTGCAACAGATCTACCTCAACTTGCGGCAGGTGAGTTAGGATGGGTTGTTGATGAACAACGATTGTACATTGGAAACGGTTCGGTGGCTGATGGTGCTCCAGCAGTGGGCAATACAGAAGTTTTAACAGCCAACAGTACATCATTTTCAGATGCAGTTTCATATGTGTATCGAGGATATCTAGGAGATGTTACTCCAATTGTTACAGGAGTTAACGTAGACGTTACAAGAACTTTACAAGAGAGATTAGACGACTATGTGTCTGTTAAAGCATTTGGAGCTGTAGGAGACGGGTCTACAAATGATACTCTCGCAATACAAAGAGCACTAGACGAATTATACTGTGACACCGACTCAACCGATGTAAGATCTCGAAGACAATTATTGTTTCCTGCAGGTCAATATAATATTAATGGCCCAATCTATATTCCACCTTATGCTCAATTAATTGGAGAAGGATATGATAAAACAATAATTTATCAATTAGGCGGAAACGAAGCCGTACTTAAAATGCAAGATTCAAGAAGACATAGAGACGCCGATATTGGTAATGTTTCTGCAATTTTACCTACTAACATTAATATTGAAAGTATGACGTTTAAAAATGGCGAAGCCTATGCAGGTGCAAAAATTGAAAAAGCATCTAATGTAAGATTTGTAAATTGTAAGTTCCAAGGAACTTATGCACAAAGCACTGATAATTCCGACAACGATAATCTAAACTCTAAAGGTGTAACTGTGATTAGTACATCATCACAACCAACAACTAATATTATTTTTGACAGTTGTCATTTCACAAAGTTTGCTAGATTAGCAGATTTATCTTATGACTGTGAAAATGTCAAATTTATAAATTGTAATTTCTCTGTTGGTTTCTATGGAGTGTTAATAGGTGAGACCACAGACGGATCTACCAACGGATTAGTTAATGGTCCAATTGATGTTAAAATTTTAAATTCTAATTTTTCTTCTATCATGACCAATGGTATCAAAGCAGAGAACAACGGGACTGTTAGTAATATAGTAAGTTTTAACAACTACTTTACTAAAACTGTGGGCACACATAACGAAGGTGTAGACAGTATTAGAATATATCCAGTGATACAATTTAATGCCGATAACTGTGCCAGTGAATTAGATTACTTTGCTATAGATGGACAACGTGATATAACAATGACTCCACAATCAACACTACAAGGAGTAGGAGTAATCACAGACAAAGTTAAACAGATTACATTAACTAATAATCAAAGTTCTGCCACAGCAACAGGTATTCAATTACCTGCATTAGAAAATAAATTTTTAAGAGTAGAATACAAAATGTCCAGAGGCACAACCTATCGAGTGGGAGTATTCACAGTCAACGTAATTGGATCGTTTGTTTCTTACAACGACGACTTTGAAGAAAACAACGGTACTGCTGGTGTTACACTTTCTGCCACTGCGGATAATCTAGATTCTACAGCAGGCAACGAAACAGTTCAGATCAAATACATCACAACTAATACAGGAGATGATGTATCTATGGATTATAGAATCATCACAATGGTATAATGTCCACACTACTAGTGAATGGATGCAGTTTTGTTGAGTGTTGGCAAGTTACTGATTTTTTTCAAAACAAACTCAACTGTAATCAAACAGTAAATCTTGGTAAGAGCGGAACCAGTTTCCAGAGAACAGTGAGATCCACTGTAGAATGGATAGCACAAAACGGCAATCCAGAATGGGTGATCATTCCCATAACATTTTTACATCGTTGGGAGTTGTCTATTAGTAAAAAAGAAGATCCCATCGATGGCACTTGGTATCCCTTACAAAATTTTGATTTTATAAAAGAAAATTTGTCTGATTTAGTAGGTGCTGATAGAGTTGAATCATTGTTAAAAAATTATTATTCTGTGATTCCAGACATACGAACACATTGGGATAAAGGGTTTACTGAAATAATTTTACTATCGTCTTTTCTAGAACAGAAAAAAATAAAATATCTTATGTTTGATATGTGTAATAATTTTGATGAAAAACATCTTGTTGGCTATAAAGGATTTACAAAACTAAATTTAATTAAAGAAAATAAAAATATTATCGATCTTTTCTCATTTTGTGGTAATCGTTTTATGTGGAATACGTTAAATGAGGATGAAAAACAAAAAATAGATACATTTGCACACCATCACAACAACACGCAATATAGATATTTAGAAAACCATATCTTAAATTACCTATAGTTGTATGCAGTTATAATCATTTTCTGAGCATATTATTCTAGACATTTTTTTTATTTTCATTTATAATAAGAATATAATCAAATTTAGATAAATATGAATGTCCAAAACA